CTGTGAATGAGGAGTTGGGATATGTTGTCTCGTCATCAAAGCTGGTGTGCGTTTCGTCCCACATGCCAAACAATGGCTGTTGATTTACTCCGGTTTTCTGCTGTGATTCTGTCCAGGCCTTAGTAGCATTGTTGTAATATAAGGTTTTGCCTTGATTGGCCGTTCCAAATTCTACAAAAATGCTGTCCTTGTCGGCTGGTACTCCGTCTGATTCTTCAGTTAGTGAGATGACCTGTGAGCTGTCTCCTGCTGTTGCAAAGCTGACTTTGTATATCCTACCGTTTACTGTGGGATCAGTGTCCGCGGCAAATATTACTCTCATTCCCTCTGTAAGGGCGATACCATCAACTATGTAACCAGTCTGAAGCACAACATCACTAAAGGCATCAGTTGTCACTGTGTCATACAATGTCACAGATAGTTTTGCCACCGTTCCGTGATTGTAAAGTGCAAGTCCCGAATCGAATTCAATAATGGGTCTCTTGGCCCTGTCGGTCTCATCCAAGTTCGCTGTGAACCCTGTTATCCTTGCTGTTTCCTCTATGACCGATTTGTGGAACCACCTGTTGTATCTGGACCATGCATTCTGATCACGTGAATCTCTCTTGATTGTTATGTAATCCTTGTTGTCAGGCGTGTAGTATGCTTTGGCATAGGGTCTTGAATCATACTCAACTGTATCGTAAGCTATGGTGCTTTCCGTAGCATAACTTGCCGGTGTGATAAGATTCTCCACGTCAGTAAGTGTTATTGATTCACCAACCCCCTCTACGTAGTACTCCTTGTTTAGATATGCTGAACCTGTTGCCAGTTCGCTTGATGTAAATTTGACTTTCATACCATTGGAAAGATCCAATGTTCTCAAGCTGTAATTCTTAACACCCACTATGTCATTCTCGGGATCAATTTTTGACAGTGTGTTGACTGCCCTGATTTGCAATATACCATACATGGCATCGTGATTACCGCACTGATAGTATAAAGTGTCTGGACCGCCTGTCAGCGGAACTGTAAATGTAACTGTTCCATAATCAGCACCATTGTTTGTGACCCCGGTCGAGTGTACCGTGGACGTTGAGCCGTCCTCGGCTACCATGCTCTTGTATGGCTCTGTCATAATCCAGAAAGGGTGTCCTTTTGCGTTTACATTAAATTTGTATGTGTTTCCCCTGTAGAGTTTTATAATAGGATTTCTCTCATCTTCTCTGTGTGGGAAATTCCATGCCCTTGCTGAACTTCCGTCTAGGGGCCAGTTGCTCACATTGTATTCTGCCACGGCCGATGGTCCTATGGAGTCTATCTCTATTGCGTTGGGTCCGTTTGGGATCCAGAAGTATTCCCTGTAATTGATCAGTTTGTCATAATCTATCGCTGGGTTCCAACCGTATACAGTTTCCTTGTTGAGCCTGTCATGGTTGTCCACCTTGCCTCCAAAATACTTGATCTGATTTATGTAGTCATCGTATGTTCCCGTGAACTTGACCTGATCCTCGGGATTAACTGATGTAGTGTCCCTGTCTGTGTATGTCACTGTAGGTTCCAACTGATACGCCATCCTGTTCCTGTCGGTGGCTGTAAGGTATCTGTCCGTTACTAATCTGGTGTAGGCATCCTGTCTGCCTATGAATCCATCAAGTCTTTCCAATGATCCTTTCTGCACTAAGGGATCTAGTGTGCTTGATAGGAATCTTTGGTTGGCGTCTGTTCTGTAGAATGCAGGTAGGTGCTGTACAGTTCTCCTGTACTCGTTGTCACCTTGTTTGACAACTTCGTTATTTGTTAATGAGTTTGTATTATTGTCAGCCATTAGTATCCTGATCCACTACTGCCGGAACTTGAACTTGATCCCGAACCTGATGTAGTAGAGCCTGACACTGCTGATCCTGTTGTGGTGTTTGTTGTGGCAGTTGATGTTGATGTAACCACTGTACCGGATGCCGCCAATTGGTTGGCTCCCAGTGCAGTTATTATTGAAACATCATCAACGGTGGCCCCACTGATAAAAATCTCGTCTGCCGCGGAATTGATCTGGAACAGAGATCCAAAACTCTGTCCTGTTTGATTTGGCACAATAACTGCTGTAAGCAGATCCGGTGCCAACTGATTGTGTATGTAAGCGGCTAATTCTGTGTAGTAAAAACTGTCACCGAAATCCCAGTTGTCCAGTGCGAAGAATTCATTTATTGCGGCAATGACTCTTGTTCTGACCACTGCGTCTGTGACATTCGTTTTTAAATTTTTAACAACCTTGAAAGTTGCTTGTAATTCCTCATCTGCATTTGATCCAAACAGTATCCTGTATTTCACTGGATGATACACCACCTGATCTGATAATGATTTTAGTTTGTCCAATGTTGCAGAGTAAGATATCCTCAGCTGGTCCGAAGTTGAAGCGTCTGGTTTTACTCCGCCATCTTGTAACCATATTCTGTAAAGGTTATCGTAAGTTCTTTCTAGCATGTAGACATCCACGATGTTTGACACACTGGGATCAATCCTAGTCTCCTGCCCTGCGTTGTGCTTGTACTGGAAGCTGATAGAACTCCTGCCTCTCCTTGCTATGTAATCTGTTGTTGTTGTCAGTGTGTTAGTGGTTGTGCTGTATTTCTTGATCACGTCCTCGGCACTGTCATAGAAATAAAACAACTGCCCGTCTGTGTACACAGTGCTGTTTACGTTTATATCTGTCTCGTTCTCTGTCACAACAAAATTTGTTGCGGCATAGAATCTGTATCTCTCTATGGTGTCGTAAGATATGTATTTCTCAAAGAACACAAATTTAGTAGAAACCGAAGTGTCCGGCTCAACGAATATATCAAAGATTTCCGGATTGTCAACAACTCCGTCATCGTCATCATCAAAGAAGCCGACCTTGATCTTCCTGTTGTCCTGGAAGCCATCTGCCTCTGTGACCGTGTCCACAACCTGCCATGTGATTGGATAACCTATGCTGTTGCCTGTTGACAATATGTCATTTGTTTTTAAAATCTTAACAGTGTCTTTGACACTCTTACCTGTCTTGTAGTCGTAAATTTTTTCCTGTGCATCATAGTAGAACTTGTTCTGTGATTCAGATTCAAATATGTAATCCAGCTTTCTATACACAACCGTGTATGTGTTTCCATCATTGGTGAATTTGAACCACCAGCTGGCGTCCAGATTCGTGCCTGCTGTCGAGCCTGCTCCTGCTGTGCCGAACACGGCGCTGTCACTCAGGTTTGTGCTTGTGATAACTTTCCATTCTCCTGCGTCCTGGTCGTACCTAATACCAAATTCCTCGTATGCTTCAATCCTGTCAACGATGTCTTTTTCAAATGTTGCTGAGAACGATGTAGTGAACGCAGGTATCACTGCATTGATTACAGATCCATTTGGTATCACATCGGTAAGTGTTACTGGTCCTGTCCCGTCCTCTAGATTTCCTACACCGCCATTTGCACCATCCAACACAACTGCACCGATCTTGGCCCATGCCCTGTCCTCTGCATTGTCTGTTCCTGCTGTGACTAGCGTGTTGTTTAAAAATTCCCTCGTGTCCGGTGATGTGAATTTGATCAGTGCACCTACTTTTGCATATTTCAAATTTGATGTTGCAGAGTCTCCAACGACCAATGCACCACCTGATGTGAAATATCCTGTATTGGTGTTTGTTGATGTTGTAGTGGAGTTCCATGTTGCACTCAGATTACTAACATCCTTGGTAGCATACTTCAGATAGTAGAACTGTCTGGCATATGCTTCCTTTAATTTTGCTTCTACTGATACATCAATAGTTGACTGTATCTCGCTCCTGTTGTTGAACGAGAATGTGAACTGCTGTGTGCTTTCTTCCCTGTACACTATTCCGTCATCCGCGAACACGTTCACGTTGGAGTATGCACCCGTGGGATCTAAAACCTCCTTGGCCCTTGATATGCCCGATGCTGACCTGTTCACTGACCTGACCTTTACTATCTCCTGCGATGCTGACAGAGGTACCACTTGGTAGTCCTCGGCAGTGATCATCCTGTTCTGAGAATAATAAACTTGTCCTGCTTTATCTTTTATCGAAGCATTTGATTCTGTTGCGGCACTGTTATAAACTGATTGCTTCAGTCCCAATGTTAGCGTCAAACTCTGTTGTGCACCATTGGCATCCGTGTATGGCACATTCAGTGTCACATTCTGCATGTCCGCTGGTTGTATTGCAAACTTGGCATTGTCACTGGCCCTGTGATATGTTCTAAATGCACCCAATGGTAAGTTTGAGAAGTTACCATCGCCGAAAACAAGGTCGATCGAGTCGTCCGCCTTCGTCACTACATTGTATGTGTTCCGCTCTGTTTTTGAAAGTGAGTTGTAAATTGCATTGTTCCCTGACAGTGATGGTACCTTGGTCCACTCTTCAGCCAGCTGACCGAACTGGTCTAGCTTGTACAACCATACATCTGAGTCATTGATGTTCGCGATGTTTAAGCTCTTGACATAATTTGTTATGGCAGTGTCCACCGAAAAACTAATCTGTTGCATCGATCCCTGTTTGAACAGGAAGAAGAATCCTGTGTTGTTGGAACTGTCTCCTGATCCATCCGATCTGTAGGTGTACGTCAGCCCTGTTCCTGGCACCGGTGATGACTCGTATATTGATTCTGAATTGTTAATCGTGCTTGGCACTATCTCGAACTGCCTGTTGATTCCACCAACACCAGTGTTGAAAGAAAATATTGGTAGATCTAGTTGATTTGAACTTAATGTATAAACTTCTGTGTCAATGCCGCCAATCTTGTTTGACTCTCTTGGATTTCCAAATAGTTGTCCTGTTTGATTTGCCGCATTCAGTATTGCTGTGAACTGTTCTCTGTAATTTGAGTTTGCACTGTCATTCCAAATGATCGTGCTGTTGGCTAGATTCGTTCCTGTTGAATCTGCGACATCCTGTGTTGTTGATATTGCATCAATCTTCAAAAGTCCTGTTGCCGGTAGATTTCTCTTTGCATTGTAGTTGATCAGTCTCGCCAATCTCAGCACGGAGTTTCTTCTTTCTGCTGTTTCCAGGAAGTTCTCCCTTGCGTTTAGGTCCACCCTGAACGAGAGTGCCTGTGCTATGTAGGCGATCAGATCGATCAGTGCAACATACTCAGAACTTTCCACGAAGTCATTGAAATCATCTGGGTAGTTCTCACGAAGGTATGCAACCATGGTCCTTCGCAGTGTCTCAAAGTCGTAACTCTTGAAATCTGCCTGTTGGAATGACTGGTAGATCTTTCTCCAATCCTCGGCAACTAGTAATCTGTTCTGTCTGTCTGTTGTGGCCATAATGTATTAATGTGTTAACAACGATATTTATGTGTTAGGAAATATGCGTACTTTAAGATAGGCGCAACAGTGAGTTCTCATCAAAGTTGAATCTCAGTTTCTCAGTGATGTTCAGGGGAACATACGTGATAGTCGCCTGTATTGCTATGCCCTTGTCGGCCTCAGACACCAGTATCTCCTCTGTGGATATACGTGGATCTGCGTTTAGGTTAGCTGTGATGTCCTCTATAATGTCGTCCTTCAGTGCATCTGTGAATGGTTCGAATATGGCATCGTATATTATAGTGCCGAACTCTGGATTCTCCACCCTCTCGCCCTTACGTATGCTTAACCTGTTTATGAGATCCTGCTTGGCAACTTCGAAGTCGTACAGTTTGAAGTTCTTCTGTTCCGCACGTGAACTGAACCCTTTGAAGGTCACTGTCTTGTTTGATATGTCTCCTGAACCTGAATCTCCGTATGCCATGTACTATATTTACTCCCTAAAATCTAAAGAAACTCCTCACCGCACTGATCGCCGCTGTTTTATATTCTGTTATCTTTCCTTGTATGAAACCTGTTGCCATGTTCTTGATCGTGCTTTCTAAATTTTCCGCTTTATTTTTGAGATCCGTTAATTTTGCAAGGGGTAGCTTCACCTTGTCATTTAGTTTCACTATTTTTTCTAGCTGGTTTGACACAGCACTGATACTAGACTTTTTAAGCAGTTGTGTTTTGATGTCCTGCAACTCCTGTGCTGAAAAGTCGGGGTTGTTTAACTTGATATCCGCCATCGCTTCGTTGATGTATGTTTTCTTCAAGGCGGTACTGCTGGTCCTGGTGTATGGTTCATGGGTCACGAAGTCCGACACCGTGGTCTTGTTCTCTACCTTGTTGGGCTTGCCACCCTGCAATGGTGTCTCGCTGTCTATGTCTATTAGTCCTCCAGGACCTCCGGTTACCTTGATGCCAACGTTGGAATGATCTGGTTTCAACCATCCAGGTCCCCATGTTTCACGTGCCGGCACAGAGTTGAAATGGACCTCAGATCCTGCTAGATCGATTCTGCCTTTTGCTCCGTGCAGTTGTGGCCCATCTGTGAAAGATGTTATCCCGTCCCTGCCAAAGTTCCTCACAGAACCTTTCTGTGAACTGTTCAGTATTCCTTTTTCTCCCATTGTGTGAACATAGCCTTCTGCGTTAAGATTGACATTCTGTTCTGCCGTGAAATTCAAACTGCCCCTTGCATGGAAGTTGATGTTTATGTCAGAGTGTATATTGAAGTCCTGTTTACTCCTTAAATTCATTCCTGCATCTGAGAACACACTGATCGTTCCGTCCTGTTCCATCTCTATGAATGCCTTGCCCGAACCGTTGGCTATGTAAACCGTTCCTTCCGTGTCGTGCATTAGTATCTGGTGTCCCGATGCCGTCCTTATCCTTGTCAGCTGGTTGTCTCCATTGACGTCTCCGTCGTCCATGACAAATGTGTGTCCTGATTTCCTTACAACATGATCTGTTGCTCCGGAATCTTTCGCACCCACCTGTCGTTTGGTCGTATCTAAATTTTTTCTACCCGGTGTGCTGATACCAAATACCTGGCTTGGAGATTCACGTCTTGCAGAACTTGACGTGTTACCCCTTGTGTCGTCTGCACTCAAACCCTGTTCTCGAAGTATTTCAGCAAACGGGTGTATGGGTTTTGGAATTGCATCATAGTTGTTGTTCGGTAAGGCATTTGGAGATGTCCTGTTCATTTCTCCTGAGGGTACATTTTTTGAGCCGTATGTAGATGTCTTGTCTTTCTGGAACCCTGCATCTGCACCTTCGAATGTTCCGTCTAATGCATCGTAGGTGTTGGTGCTGGAGGCTATCCCTGGTATCATGTGATTGGTGTAGGGATCCTGTACGCAACCTATCCAGAAGGCCTGGTTCATTTTTCCCTCTGCGAATATGACCAATACACTGGTCTCTAGATCAGGTGGCACTGCCCAGAATCCGTATGAGTGTTGGCTGTCGCTGTATTCCGTTGATCCCGGAATATTGTGTCTCGTTCCCTTGGCTCCATAGAAAGGAGAAAGATATTCACACGTAATCAGTTGTTGTTCCGTTCCGTTGCTGGTCTGTGCCAGTGATGGTATCAGCACCCTCAGCCTACCCATCCTGGTGGGATCCACGTTGCCCTTGACTATGCCTATGTATGGTCCTGGGGATTCTCGTGACCAACTCTGGTCTTTGCCCGGGGCTTTGGCGTTTGATGCATCACCTTTTAAATAGTTGTGTAGACTCATTATGTTAAAAATCCTTTTATTTTACTCTTTGCGTCTGCGTAGAGAGTTTGTATCTTTCTACCAATGTTAATTACGTCTGAGATTGCGCCGCCCTCTGTTTCTAGGAATGCCTGGTACTGTTTTTTGTTCAGTATCGTGCTTTGCCCTTTGTATGTACTGGATGTGTACTCCGCCGCTGGACTGGATATGTATACTCCCTGGTTGTTGAACCTGGTCAGGTGTAGTACGTTGGTGTATTTCCCACTGTCAAAGCTGTGTTCCACCTGTGTCACCCTGTACAGTCCAGAGAACATGGCCTGCTGGTTCGATCCCATCTCGTATACTCCACGCTTGTCATCCACGTCAGTCGGCATCTTGAAATTCAACATCACGATCGGTTCCGCCAGGTCTGGGTTGTAGCACCTACGTTTCGAATCCCATATGGACTCCAGATTGTTCCTCCAGTACCCTATGTCCTTGTCACTGCTGACACCTGGTGCCTGCTCCTCGGGGTTTGCCGGTATGAACTGTGACTGTCCCAACCATGCTGGATCTCCCAGTATCTCCATCCTGATGTTCACCATGTCCGCCATGGGGTGTGTCAGTTCGTCTATGAACTGGTCCACCAGTGTGAAAGATTTTCCCGTTTTCCCTGTGCCACTTGACTTGGTAATTGTCACCTCACTCTTCAAGGTAAGGTTGTCGTCGTAGACCGGTTTGGGATTTGATATCCCACCTGTTCGTTCTGATGTTGTTTTTTCTACCTTGTTCTGCCTACCATCCGATGCATCCACGTCCTTGAGTTTGCTCTGGAAGTACGCATACTTGTAGTTTATGTTGAGATCCAACACATCCACGTTGTCGCCCGTGAACATGTAGTTGTAGGTCTTGTACACGAAACTCTTGAAATTATCGCCTGTGCTGACACCTGGTATGGCCAGTGAATAGGCATGCACCCGGTAGGGCTCTACCACGAATTTGATCAGCTTGGCGTTTGTCTGTCTCTTGTTGTCGAACCGTGACAGCGGTATCAGGCTGGACCTGATCCTGAAGTAGTCGAAATACATGTTGGGCCGACTCTTGGCGGTCTCGTACACGCCTTCGGCACCTGCTCTATTCTGTGCCGCTACAAACTGATCTGCCACCTTGGTCTTCCATTCCTCGAATTTATCAGTGGAGAACATGGGGTGTGATTTCATGGTCTCTTCCAGTATCTTCGTTATGGAATTACCTGTGTTGATCTTCATGAAGTCCACTGGTACATCTCCCGTGTCCACTGCCTGTGATGACATGGCCGAGGATTCCAAACTTGTCCTATCAAGCTGTGTAGTGTCAGACTTGAAGAATTTGTCAATGTATATCTCGTACTGGTCTGGTATCTCTATTTTTCCTATATCGTCCTTGTTCTGTTGGTTCAGTAGATTTTCCAGTTCCACCGCTACTGTGTTCAGTGTCGTGCCGTACAATGATCCTGATGTCTTGACCCAGTTGTATCTGTCCACGTATGCGAATTCATTGTAGGGTATTGCCTTGACCGTGTACACAGTCCCTCCCGTGTTGACATCCATCTCCACCTGTGTCAGCTTTATGGGTATCACCCTCTTCATGCTTTTCTTTTGCTCCGCCGACAAAACCTTCCCAAATTCATCGAATCCCGTAAACTCCACCGTCAGTAAGTATGGTGCGTCAATGTGGTCAAGATAGTTGTTGTTGGCCGCCGCCGCCCTCAGTCTCTCGAACAGGGTTATGCCTGCCGGTTCTATGATCGTCATGTCTATCTGTGTCACCGATGTCAATCTTCTCTTCTCGTTCAGTCCGGGTATGGAATTCATGTTCACTGTCTGGAAGTACATGTCCCGGTCCAGCTTGTACGTCTTCCTGCTCTTATCAAGTGTCGCGGCCATCCTTGCGTTGCCGTCCTCACTTTGTCTGTTACCGTACAGTGTCCTTTTGTTCTCAGCATTCAGTGGTTGCCCTGTGTTGCCTGCATTGGCATCTGATATGCCTGAACTCTTGATTATGATGTCATGTGGTACACCGTCCAGTGTCCTGGTGTCCTTGAGCTCGGCCTCACTCAGTGCCGACAGCGTGAACAACGTGTTGTAGGAAGCGTACTGGTGCAGTTGGTTGGGGTCATTAACGACCTCTACGTATGTCTTGGTTGTTTTCTTGCTTAGATCACCATCACCATGTATGTTGAAATAATTGCCAGGTGGTGCTTTCTCTCTTGCCATGGATTAGATCCCCAGGTCTTTGAGAAGATTTTCCTTCTTGGGCAACTGTATGGTCACGCCCGGTTTGAAATCGTATATGGGATCTTCCAGCTGGTCTGGATTACGTTGCACGAAAACCCACCACAGCCTAGGTGAACCATAAAGGTCATAGGCCAGTAGGTCTGGTCTGTATGCGTAGGTCCTTTCTATGGTGTAGCTCTGGTCGTCCTGCTCTGCTGTGAGAGTCCTTGGGTTCAGTATATCCAAATTATCTCCCGTCTCGCCTGTGTCTGCGTATGGTGATGTGTTTGAGTAATCAGCCATTAGATGAATCCTACCTCGTTGTCACCCCTGCCGTTCAACTCTCCGTTCACAAATTTCTTCATGGAGAAGTTGTTCTTGACAGAATCCCTTGAGTAGATCGGTGTCACCAGCACTGATATGTTTGACAGTGTTGGTGCCCAGGTCATGGGCTCGGTGCTGTTGGCTGACAAATCAAATCCTGCATCCGGTCCATTCAGTTGTTTGAAAGAAGTGGATTCCTGTTTTGTAGAAATGTAGTCTATGCCTGCCCTAAGCTCAACATTGAACGAGTTCAGTACCACTGGCACTTTCTGGAACATGTGATCTCCGTAGCCTGACAGGTGCAGTATTGGTGGTGGATTGCCTTTCAATCCTGTACCATCGTCCTGGCCAAAGAACATCTTGGTCGCCGTTCTTAAAAAATTAACTGTTGCAACCCAGTGCTTGGCATCGTCTTGATTCTGCACAGGATATTCCCCAATGATGTTCAGACTATCTACCTGTGAATTCTGGTATGCCTGGTGTGGGAAGTTGCTGTGTGTCATGTCCATGGCATTGTAGTTGGCCGAGTGCTGTATCACCATCGATGGTGTCAGGGGCCAGAATATGCCGCCAATGCCTGCCAATGGTTGCATCAATGGGTTAGTGTCAAAATCAAAGAAACCGGTCAACGGACCATTTGGCACTGTCAGTTTCACACGCCAATCTTGGCTGTCCGCCCTTCCACTCCAACGGGCAGTGGCCCTTTTTATGTTGCTGTTGCCCCTAATACCAGATCCAAACAGCCTGCCCACTGTTCTGTTCAGTATGCCTGTACCCACGTTCTTGACTATTTTTCCAAATGTATCTATTGCCATCTTAACGGTTGCTTTCCCTTGTAAAATTATGTATACTTAAACTATATTTATAGGCATTATTTTAGGCACACTTAATTACCCATACGACACAGATCAACAGACCTGTTTGTGGTCATTTTACATTAACATTACTGGAGAAACAATGAAGAGAGTAAAGTACCTAAATAACCGTGATCTACTGTTACAGATACATGCCAGCAAGAATACATATTGTTCATATGTTACGCCAGAAGATGCACAATTTGATCTGATAGTACCCAATCTTAAGAAGATCAATGCCAACGCAATAGCAATGGCCAGGAAGGCGAAGGCCAAGAGGCTCACACAGGAAGCATGGGAAACGGCGAAAGAATCAGGACTGAAAAAAATTAAACTGGTGGACTACACAGTATCACCTAGAAAGATAGACAAGACCGATCTTGTGTTCAGGGTCATGATGTTTGATCATGTGCCATTGGACAGCGAAAGGAAGAAGAATCCTAAACAAACTTCAGATCACCACACAAAAGTGAACTTCCCACCATTCCAGCACTACAGGCTAGATAACAAAGGGAAAGTGGTATGTGTGGGAAAGTCACACTGGGTTGGTGGCATGGACAACGGACACTTCTCATGTGACCATGGCAAGATGACCAACACACTTGCGATGATGTACATGAAGTTGTGTGAGAGATACGGAACCAGATCCAACTGGAGAGGTTACACCTACAACGACGAGATGCAATCACAGGCACTGATGCAACTGTCACAGATAGGTCTACAGTTCGATGAATCAAAATCAGACAACCCTTTCGCGTACTACACGGCGGCCATAACAAACAGTTTCACGAGGATATTGAACATAGAAAAGAAAAATCAAGCAATCAGAGACGACCTGCTGGAGTACAACAACATGATGCCAAGTTTCACAAGACAGAATGAGAATTCCACCAGTGCACCATCATACAAGAAGATGATGGAGACCGTGCATGGAGATGTACACGAGGTCAACAAGACCGGACTCGCGAAACTGAACAAGAAATTCAAGAAGACCGGCAAGCTCGATCTCAAGGACGACTTCGATGACATCAAGTTCAAGAACAAGATAGACATGACAAATCATAAACCAACCGTCAAGAAGAAATGGTAACACATGGCATTCTTTAAAAAAGTAGCTTGTTTCACAGACATACATTTTGGCCTTAAGGGTAACTCCAGGGTACACAACGATGACTGCGAAGCATTTGTGATATGGTTCATAGAACAGGCCAAGGCAGAAGGATGTGAGACATGCATATTCCTGGGCGACTGGCACCATCACAGATCAGCAACCAACGTATCCACGATGAACTACACAGTGTCCAACATGGAGAGACTGGGTGCGGCGTTTGAGAAAGTCTACGTTATCATGGGCAACCATGATCTTTATTACAGGGAGAAAAGAGAGATCAATTCAATGGAATACATTAGGAACATTCCCAACATACACATCGTGAACGAATGGTTGGTGGAAGATGATGTTGCGATCCTTCCATGGATCGTGGAAGACGAATATAAAAAGATTGAGAAGATGACACAGAAGTATGTGTTTGGACATTTTGAACTGCCGTACTTCAAGATGAATGCCATGGTAGAGATGCCAGATGTTGGCACAATCAAGACAGATCATTTTGCAGGTTGCGGTAAGGTGTTCTCAGGACATTTCCACAAGAGACAACAAATGAAAAATGTGACCTACATGGGTAATGCGTTTCCACACAACTACGCCGATGCGTGGGACGATGATCGAGGCATGATGATACTAGAGTGGGGTGGTGAGCCCAAATACATAAACTGGCCGGAGATGCCGAGATATATCACAATAAAAATAAGTGAGTTACTAGAGGACCCGGAGAAATATTTAAAACCAAAGATGTATGTCAGGGTCACACTTGACGTGAAAATATCATACGAGGAGGCGAACTTCATTAGAGAAACATTCATAGACAAATACGGTCTGAGGGAACTGCAACTGATACCGGAACAGGTGGACAATGCACAACAGCCGACTGTGGAAGTACAGAAGTTTGACAGTGTGGACCAGATCGTTATCTCACAACTGCAAGGGGTGGATTCGGAAACATACGACAAGAACATATTAACAGCAATTTACAACGATCTAGATGTTACAAGTTAGTAATTTAAACATTAAATTGTTAGACAAAGTCATTACAAAAAAATGGCTAGAGCTTCACCGGAGTTTGAACGTTGACCCTGATTCGATCATTGACAACAGAAGTATCAGTGACGATATCTTTGTAAAGGATATACAAGAGGCCAACAAAGAGTTTGGTTTTAATTGGACCACTTACCCAACGACACAGGACGAGTATAATCAAATGCACAAGGATATAGAAACTGCACCCAAGGACAAAGCAGATCTGTTGCAAAGTATCCACAATCATTTACATGTAAGGGAGGCCGGAAATAACAAAGCAAGTCAGATACAAATCGTCTGGTCAGAAAGCATGGGACAGTTTTACAGAAAACAACCGATCGAGTACGACATGCCCAAGGACGCAGAACCATTTGATAAAACAATAGCGTACGGCGATGTCTACCTAGGATATCCCCACGTTGGTAAGTCTCCAGAAGTTTGTATGTTACAGAACGACAATTCAAACCTAAAGCAGACTTGCAGAACACACAATAAAATTGTTTGTGATATTTTGATAAGCCTAGTAAACCTAACTTGTAAATCCGACAACCAATTGCTAGAATGGTATGATAATAATAAAATCACTATGTTTACCAAAGAAGAGATGTTAAAGTATAATGGCTGGGCCAAGATTGGCGAAGTGATCAACAAAGAACAAATTGATGAGATCGATAGGAATAATTTAAAGATACAGTATGTCACAAATTAGTAAAAAGAAATTTTGGAATATTTTAAAACAAAAGCCTGAGAAGAAATGGGACACACGTATATCAGACAAGGACACTCCGCAGAGTGTTTGGATAGCTGGATACAAAAGATGGCGAAAAATGATGGACAAAATGAATGCTGACAATTAAGCAACTAACAGTCAAGAACTTCATGAGCGTGGGCAATCAGGCACAGGCCATAGATTTCTCAAACAAAAGTCTTGTATTGGTTATTGGTGAGAACATGGACCTGGGAGGTGATGATGCGGGTGCTAGGAACGGCACAGGTAAGACAACAATCATCAACGCACTGTCGTATGTGTTCTTTGGTGAAGCATTAACCAACATCAGAAGAGACAATCTCGTCAACAAGACCAACGAGAAGGGCATGTTAGTCAGTGCAAAGTTCATAAAGAACGGCGTCACCTACACGATCGAAAGAGGCAGGAAACCGCAAATATTCAGATTCTATGCAAACGACATTGAACAGAACTTAGAATCCAACGAAGCACAAGGTGAGAATAAAGAAACACAATTAGAGATTAACAGGCTGATGGGCATGACCCATGCCATGTTTAAAAACATAATTGCACTGAACACATACACACAACCATTCCTGTCAACCAAACAGGCAGAACAAAGAGAGATCATAGAACAGTTACTTGGCATAACTTTACTTTCACAGAAAGCAGATCTGCTCAAAGACAAAATGAAAGCAACCAAGACTGAACTGCTGGAAGAGAAAATAATGATCGACACGAAAGTAGCATCAAATGAAAAAATTCAAGAGACCATTGAAAGTTTAAAAATTAGATCCAGTGCTTGGCAGACACAGAAAAACGATGATGCTAAAAGTTTTGCAGAAGCAATAGAGGAACTGGACAAGGTAGACATTGTGAAAGAACTTGATGCACACAAACGACTGTCCAAACACAACGAGATGCAAACTGCACTGAGGAGCCTGGAGAAAGAGAAGGCCTATCATGAAGATTCGTTTACCAAGGCAGAAGGCACAGTAGTAAAGACTGAAAAAGATCTGGAGTTTGCGGAAGCGGCCAAATGTCCCACATGTGAACAGGAACTGCACGATGACAAGCACGAACATCTGGTTGGAAAACTTAAAACAATACTGACAGAATCAGTAGAGTACGCATCAAAGCTCAAAAATGATCTTACAAAGATCCAGCAGGATGTGGACGCAATAGGGGATCTGGGTAGCATACCAGACACCTATTATGACACCATGGACGAAGCATACAATCACAAAAGTTCACTGCAGGATCTAAAACGTCAGTTGGATCAGAACGAAGCAAAAGAAGATCCATATGCGGAACAGGTCGATGAGATGAAGAAATCCGCAATACAGAAAATTGATTATGTAAAAGCTAACGATCTAGAAGATCTGTACAGACACCAAGAATTTTTGTACAAACTTTTGACAGCAAAGGACTCATTCATAAGAACAAGGATCATAGAACAGAACTTGACATACTTGAATCAGAGGCTGGCATACTTCTTGGGCAAGGTGAAACTGCCACACACAGTGACTTTCCAATCGGACTTGAGTGTGCGTATCGAGGAACTGGGCAGAGAACTAGATTTCGATAATCTAAGCAGGGGTGAACGGAACAGATTGATATTGAGTCTGAGTTGGGCATTCAGAGATGTTTGGGAAAGCCTTTATCAACAGATCAACTTGTTGTTCATAGATGAATTGATTGATGCTGGCATGGACATATCGGGCGTTGAGAGTTCTATGGCCGTGCTGAAAGACATGAGCAGGACACAACAGAAGAACATTTTCCTGATCTCCCACAAGGATGAATTGGTAAGCAGGGTGAACTCCGTATTGAAAGTTGTGAAAGAAAATGGATTTACAAACTATGCCAATGATGTTGACATTATTGTTTAATATCTCCTAGTAGTTTTCCAATAGAATACAGTTTATCATTTTTATCTTTGACCACGTAAAAGAACATTGTTGGTTCAAGACCTAGCTTATCACAGATCTGTTGATTTATTTTTCCATATTTTTCCCATCCGTAGTCCCTTGGTATGTTGTCCATCATGAAAGATCCGCAGGCTGTTGTTAGCTCGTTATATTTTTTCTGGGCACTTATCAGAGAACATGAATCCATTGTACGCTGTCTGGACCATCTCAACCCTATCCTGTTCCAAGTGAAATTGTACTTGGACATGCTCATGGCAAAGGATTTTATGTTAGGATGATCGAAGTTGAAGTCGAACCCTTTCGCGGCTGTCACCCAAGCACAATCAATGTGTATGTCGATCTCCTTCTGTTCACATTCCTTTAGAACCGCTTGCCAGTCTGGTCTGTCGCCGTACAAGTAGTTTGGCAGAGATACCACAAGAGGTACGCCGGGTTGTAGGTGTCCGGGCTCTGTGTGTTTTTTGCCCATCACTGTGTAGTAGGCATATTCTTTTCCAAGTATCTGTATGTTCCATTTGTGTTTGCTGGCCAGACTCTCTATGAAGTGTGTGCAACCCATTATTACATCAACACAGGGAAATTTATCCCATCCTTGTAAACTGTTTACTGTGGTGGATCTAAACCAAACACTTGCCTTGTCAACAAAGTCGTCATGATTTATGCTCTGTTGTGGATCACGATACCATGATTGTTTGAGTGTTGACAAATGGTCGTCCTCTAGGGGCATCAGTATTGTGTCCAAGTGTTCTATTTTTAAATTAGCTATATCTAACATACAAGCTCTTTCTTAGGTTATTTTCAGCAACTGCTCCTGTTGTGCCATGTAGGCTGACAGCATTGTTTAACAGTGCATATCCCGAATTAAATTTATACTGGAATGATTCTAAAACATTATTGTCACTATCAAACAACGAGGTGCCCACGCTTGGTCCTTCACCCAAGTAAATTTGCAAGGCAAGTTTTATCCTGGAGTCGTCTGTGTGTGGAGATAAAAAATAACCTGCACTGTCCAACCAGATGTCCACGCTTTCAAATTGCAACGGCATGTTGAATTTCGTTGAAAGTGATTTTGTGATTTTGCTGTTGCTAAAGAAAATTTTAAGTTTTTTCATCAATGTCTCTGAATAATCTATCCTGTTTCTTGGAAGGTCATGTTGCTTTTCTAATTTCGCTACCTCTAGCTCTTCCAAATTTTCCAACTCCTTTAATATGTTATTACCAAAGAAATCTTGGTATTCCTGATAAACTATACCTTGTTTTACCAAAAGTGGTGATTTTTCTATTGACAAAACCGTTTCTTGTGTGTTTAAATGTAACATATGTTAATTAATTATATCGTACGAACATAGGAAGGAAAAAACATATGAATGAAACACATGAATCGATCATGACTGAGATCCAGACTTACTCTGAAGAGAATGGTAAGTTTGTAGACAAGGGCGTTAAAGCATCTGCGACTAGAGCCAGAAAAGCATTAGCAAATCTTTCAAAGCTGATCAAAGCAAGAAGAAAAGAAATACAAGAAGTCAAGAACGCGGCAAAAACAGCGGCGTAATTTTCGTCAACAATTATAAATTTAAAACCCTCAGCTATCACTGGTTGGGGGTTTTTCTATTTGTGATTAATCATGGAAGTAATCTTCCATCTCGCCTTCTCTGTATAGATCCTGTGTGACACAGTGGATACCGTTGTCCCAGAACTGCTTGTCTCTGAATTGAGACACAATCGGATTTATTTTATTTTTTTCTAGGAAATTAAACAACACCTTGTTTTCTTTCGCAATTATACAGTTCTCTTCATTGACCGACAGTATGTTGACATCGTAGTTGCTTTCTTTGTAGTTGCCGCCCCAGTCGTGCTGTATTGGTTCTTGCAGTTGTTCTTCGTTTAGATAGCAGATGTCCCATCTTGGATAAATTGTTTCTAGCTCGGGCAAGTCGCGAGAAGCTACTATTACACCTGGTTTCAGTATGCTGTATACACCGTCCATGTGCCACCCGTACCTGGTTATGGATACTTTATATTTGTTTTGATTTAACCATTGCAATATCTCTTTTTCTATCTCGGGCTTGACCTGTGGACTGACATCCCAATGAATATGATTGCCACAACGCACCATGTTGCCACTAGAAATATCATTTCCCAAATACCATTTTATTTTCTCACGATCAATTGATTTTAAGATTCCTTTGTACCCGGCTATGACTTTGCCCACAAATAATTTTTCTCCCAAAGCTATAAAATAATCCCTGGGCGATATGGGTGGTCTCTGTGTGGTGCTTTCAACATCCGGCCTGTAACACACTACATCCATTGATTCCAGTGTTTTGACCAAGTTGTTTAAATCCTCTTGTGTGTTGTTCATCACTTCCTTTAGGGGTCCTGACACTTTTTCCGGAGTAGTTGCTCTACCAACAATGCAGTGTTTAAGTGGCTGGAAAGTGCTGTAACCTTTTATAGGTATCATTTTTTGAGTATCCCTTTGCCGTGTACTCGAACACGGATATGACCGTTGTAGTAGTTGTTGCTTTCTAACACTTTACGGGCAAACTGTTCACGTGCCTCAACGTAGGACAGTTCAGATTTGGACTTGCAGTAGAACAGTATTTCCCTCTTGAAGTTTTCCGCTCCAAGCCTCTTAATGTCTATCGTCAGGTCATCACTGGATCCGTAGTACTCCTGCCAGTCACTCTCTACCTTGTACCTACGCCTGTTGCGTCTGCCTTTCAGCGGCGCCTTGGATCTTTTGAATTTTGCTAGTTTCTTGCCTATGTACTTCCTGCCGTTTGTGGTGTTTGTTATCTCATAGACGAAACCCACACAGTCCTCTGGTAATTCCGTAATGTCTTTCTCTTGGTATGTCCAGTGCATATTGGTATTTAAACTCAAGAAGATTGACAGACTTTTTTATCTATGTTATATAGTAGTGAAGGGCAACCGTATCCTTCCACCAGGCAAACAAATTTCCCCATAGGCAAACATAGCATCGCAACCAGTGAGCAAGGAAATGCGGCTAACAAGCGACAGGTGAATCCTTAGATGCAAACAGCAAAAAATGATGAGGCTCTTAGAAAAAGATAATCCTCAGGTTTACCAGATACTATTATACAAGGATCCGGTAGGCTCGCGTTGTAATAGAATGAGCAAACGGGTACAGCACAACCGCCCGACGAGAGTAGCGATGTATAGTGACTGCGAACTCACCACA